TACTGGAGTTATAGATAATCTACAAGTTAAGCAAGAAAATAAATATTTAAAAAGACCAGTAACTTTTACTAATGGTTTTAATTATCAGTTAGGTGCTGCCAGTTGGGAGAGTAGCTTTTACGAATGGGAATTTGTTACTGACATTATAAATTTAGATGGCACTGAAATTAATAACAAAACTATTTCATTTGATACTTTAGCTATTCCTGAGACTGGAGAATATGTCTGGGAAATGCGTTTAAAAGAGGTGAGAGATGAAAGCGGCACAGATATAAAAGCAGATTATGCTATTGAATATTACCTTACTAATAATTATTTAGAATTTCTTCCCGATGGCACAATACAAGGTCAATCAGATTTAAAAGAATTTGCATCTGATAATGATGACAAATCATCTGTTGTCTGCAACCTTGACACATACCTTGGCGATGGGCCTTCTGCCACTACTACGGGAGGACTTAGAATATTAAATGCGTCAAGTGTTTATGAACCATCAGACGCATGGAAAATAGGGAATACTGGCACAGCTAAAAATATTAGTCAATTATTAGTAAACGAGATCATCCGCGGACAACTTACTCCGAAGCTCCGCATGGTAGATATGCCATTTCAAAATTTATCAGTTGACAATCCTTATTTACCTCACAAGGTCATAGAATATTCCTCTGGATATTACGTTTTTGAAAGAGGCAGCCTTGATTTAAAAACAGAGATTTGGCAAGGTGATTACTTTAAAATAGAACTTGATGCCTAATTACACAGAACGCACAGTATTATCTAAACCTCGCGACTTTGACCAGGTGGCAAACAATGCCGGAAGTGGTGGAGTGGTAAATAATAATGTCACGGAAACAATAAACAATGTTACAATAAATGGTTCTGCCGTTTCAATATTTAACCAAGAATTTCTTGATACAACATCCGGCACATTGACTTGGACACAGAATAGTGGAAAGCTACCTACAACTAATTTGTTAGCAGCTATTCATGTTTACCAGAATGGGCAGAAATTAATAGATAGCCAATATACTATCACATTACCTGCTACTATTACTATTGATTCAAATACGCATTACGATGGAAGTAATTACATTGTATTTGCCATAAACATAAACTAATGGAAGAAATTAAAGCACCAAAAAAAGAAAGAAAGTTTTTAAAAGCCATGGGCGATGTTGCCCTGACCTTGCTCCGTGAACTGCTTCTTGGCGTCGGGAAGAAGGTCATTAATAAAATAGGCAACAAACGGCAAGGCCTTGCCATTGCCCTTGTCATGGTTGCAGGTGTTTCTTATGCTGCCATTGATTCAATCCCCTATCCAATTACAGGCAATAAGCAAAAGTTAGGATGGCAGACAACGGGCAACGGCTTAATTTACCGTGGCACTGCCGCAGACACTGTGACAAAGCCAAGTAATTACACAAACAAAGATATAAAGGCTTATTTGTTAGTTGATACTGTAAATAATGTAATGTATAGCTATATAGCATCTAAAGGAGGATGGAAGTTTAATAATAGCGACACAGTGATTATACAAGGTGCTACCATGCCCTTTGATTCAATCACCTTTAACACGGCAAAGGATGGCACAGTAGGAGTGGGAGAGGTGGAATATAATGATACTCAAGGCTCTTTGATACAAGGCTTAAAAGGTGGCAATGTTACAAATGTAATAGGGCAGCAATTACACCAAAGAGTAAACAATCGCACAGGGGCAACCTTGACAAAAGGAACGGCAGTTTATTTATCAGGAAGTCAAGGTAATCGAATAACCGTTGCAAAAGCTTTAGCAACAAGTGATCCAACCTCAGCAAATACGTTTGGAATTGTTGCAGAATCCATTAACAATAATCAAAGTGGTTATGTAATAACTGAAGGTTTAATAACAAATATAAACACAAGTGCTTTAGTAGAGGATTCAGCGGTTTATTTATCACCAACGGTGGCTGGAGGATTAACATCAACAAAGCCTCAAGCACCACAACACAATGTCTATATCGGTGTTTGCGTTAAAAGTAACGCTGGTTCTGGGGAACTTTTTGTATCCGTAAAAAATGGTTTGGAAATTACAGAATTGCACGATGTGCGTATTACCTCACCAGTTGATAAGGCTTCTTTGTATTATAAAAGTAGTGAAGGATTATGGAGAGATACAACGGCGGCACTTTTAGTAAGTGACACGGCTTCGATGCTTACAAATTATGCAAAAATAGGTACAGGAGGTACGGTTACCTCTGTCGGTGGCACTGGCACAGTAAACGGTATTACCTTAACAGGCACAGTCACCTCTTCTGGCAATCTAACACTTGGTGGCACATTGTCCAGTGTTTCCCTTTCTTCGCAGATTACGGGCACTCTGCCTATTGCTAACGGTGGTACTGGTGCAACAACGGCAGCAACTGCAAGGACTGCGTTAGGTGCAACGGTGCGAGGTGCAAATACCTTTTTATTAACAGACATAGGAACTATTTCATTTCTTCGTTACAATGCAGATAACACGGTGAGCCAAAGGGCAGCAGATGGAATGAGAAGTGATTTGGGAGGTACAACAGTAGGTCAATCAATGTTTACTTTGACTAATCCATCTGCCGTTACATTCCCAAGGTTTAATGCAGATAATTCTGTGACTGCTTTAGATGCTGCAAGTTTTAGAACTGCTATTGGAGCAGGCACAAGCAATTCAAGTGGAACTGTAACAAGTGTAACAGGAACTACTCCTATTTCAGTTGCTACTGGTACAACTACACCTGCTATTACAATAGCTAATGCCGGAGTATCTACAACAGGAGTAGTAACTGCGTCAACTCAAACATTTGGAGGTGCTAAGACTTTTAATGGTGTTTTAAATGCAAGTAGTGATTTAAATGTTACAGGTATTGCATCATTAAATGGTGGTGTAATTATAGCTCCAGCAGGTTCAATGACTAAAATAGCTGGATTAAATGTATCAAATGCAATAGGTTCAATAACAGTTGGTAGTAGTTTAGACTTAACAAGTGGCACGTTAAATGCAAAAGATGCTTCTGTAAGTGTATCCGGCATAGTAAACACAACAACACAAAGTTTTGCAGGTAATAAAACATTTACTGGAACAATTAAAACAGATAAATATATTGCCGTTAGTGGAGTTACTCAAATATCAGGTAATTACACTATATTAGATACTGATACATATATTGTTTGTAGTGGCAGCGGTACTATTACTATAACAATGCCATCTGGCTCAGCTCATACAGGAAGAGCAATAACATTAAAAACAACACAATTATATACAGTAATATCGAACTCAAGCAATATTATTGGTTTGCAAAATGATGGAATTACAACAACAGCAATGTTACCAGCAACTGATGGTGCTTGGGGTACATTTGTATATGATGGTACAAATTGGATGCAAATGGCAGCTGGAGTCCCAAATCAATAAAATATATACTATGAAAACAACAATACTAAACCTCCTACACCTCGGCTACGAAAAAATAGCTTCAGCAATCTGCTGCGGCTGGATTGCCTCGTTTTTTATTCCAATTAAGGGATTTTTATTTTTTACAATATTTGTTGTATTTGCTGACATGGCAACGGGAATAATGGCTGCAAGGAAGGAGCAACAAAAGATAAATAGCAAAGGGCTTTATCGCACAATGGAAAAGATAATTGTATATTTTTGCGGCATCCTCATATTTGAAGGAGCAAGGAATACCTTTTCTCTTCCGTTTAACATTACATATATGGCTGCTTTTTTTAATGGCAGCCGTGGAGCTTACAAGTATTTCGGAGAACATTAAACGTATCACAGGTGTAAACCTTGGAGTATTAATAACAAGATTTTTCAGACGTTAAAAACAAATAAACATGGAAACAAATTTTAAAGAGGCTTTAAAATCAGCCGACACAGTCAAAAGTCCTATTGGTGACATTGCTTGCTATTCAATGAACATAGCGGAGTTAGCAAGTGATGTAAACATTTACATGGAAGGAAATAAAATTAAATTCACATGGAAAAATTATATCCAACTTGCCCAAATAATTTGGGATAAGATAAAGGAGACATCGAAAGAGTGTGCTGGAAAGGAGATTTCAGTTACTTTACCTCCTAAGTTATCAATCGTAGGTATGGCTTTTAGCCTTATCGGATTTAAGTTATAGGCGCAGCAGGATTCGCTACCTTAGGCAGCCAAGGGGAGTAGATTGATTTCTATTCCCCTTTTAAATAAAAAAATATGAATGCAAATGAATTTGTAGTATGCGTGGATGCTGGGCATGGAGGTCTTAACAAAGGAATAGGGCCAGACAAATATGTGACCTATCCCTCCAAGTGCTTCCAACATAAACATGGTAAGTTTCACTCCTATGGATGGTTCTTCGAAGGTGTGTTTAATCGCTCCCTTGCCAACTTCCTTGAACAGTTTCTCCTTGACTATGGCTTCCAGGTCAAACAAGTCTATGAGCCTATAATTGATACATCACTTAACAAACGATGTCAACTGGTAAATAGCTATGCTTCTTTAGGCAAGGCTACTGTTCTTGTTTCTATTCACGGCAATGCGGCAGCGTCAACATCTGCAAGAGGATGGGAGGTATTTACATCACCAGGTGATACAAAGTCTGATCTTCTTGCTACCATGATAGGAGAAGAGGTTAAAGATGCTACACCAGGCTGGGTGCATCGGCATGATTACAGTGATGGTGACCTTGACAAAGAGGCAAGGTTTCAAATGTTAACTGCGACTAAGGTGCCTGCGGTGTTGACAGAGAATGGATTCTTTACCAATTACAATGACGCTGTGTTAATGATAGACAGAGAATGGCAGGAGGCAGTGGCGAAAGCTCACGCTAAGGGCATTCTTGAATATGCTATAAAGCAAGGTGTGGAGTGGTAACAAAAAAGCCGCAGGAAAAACACCTGCGGCTACAATACACACTAACTAAACACCACTCAACTTTTATAGAGTTTCTTAAACATCGCGGCTGCTTTTGCTTTGACCTCGTCTTTTTCTGATGTATTATTTACTATTGTAAATAAAATTGCTTTTAATCTTTCTGGATTCATGTACTTGTAAAACTTCCTACCTGCTCCATCATTGCCGGAGTAAAATTGCAGCAAGGAACTATTTGTGTTTACAACATTATTTTTATTAATAGGTTTTGGATATTTTTCTATCAATAATAAACCATGTTTTATTTCTTTGTCGTTTAATAATTTAGTTATCTGCATGACTTCCTATTTTTAAAAGTGTTAGTTTAGTTTCTTCTTGTCTTATCCTGGTGGCTAAGTAGTCAACATAAAAATAATTAATCTTTCTCCTCATCGTCTCCTCTATGTATGCCAGTGTCAACCGGTGGAGCTTCTTTTCTATAACCTTTATTTGCATCATTTTCGTAATAAGTTTTAGAAATTAACGCTATTTGAAAAGCGTCTATTTCGTCTTGTGAAAGTTTTTTATTTCCATGCACCTCCATTTTCATTGCCTTTATTACAGACATACAATAATCAATAGTCCATTTGCTGCCTTTGTGCTGCGGTGAAATACCTTTTACTTTATGTCCATTTAACTCTAATAAGTCAATAATTGTCCTGGATGCTCCTTGATTCATGCCGACGTTTCGGCTAATCTTGTTACTTGCTTTTACATTTGCGTGTTTTCTAAAAGTAATATTTTGAAGGGAAGAATCTTCTACAACTATTGCGCAATCTCTCTCCCATGTTAGGCTATCCATTATCCATGTAGCCAGATTCTTGTACCTACCAAAATATACCTTTTTATCATCAATCACGCATACTGCCAAGCCGTTTAGCCTCATGGCTGGATCTATGCCTACGAATTTCATCATAATTTATTTTTTTATTTAAGAAGTTACGTTTAACGTATTTACTTACAAATTTCAATAAATCATGATAGTCATAGTATTTTTTACCATGCTTCCATAATTCGAAAAAAGGATAATACTCTAAATTAAGTGTTCCATAAGTCATGAATAGGCAGTTATCTAATGTTGTATTACTGTAACCATCCCACAAATCTATTCCGGATAACATATCATAAGTGATTGTATCAACCGTATAACTTCCATCTGCTACGCTGTAATAACTTCTTTCTAACAATTTGTTACCTATCTTTTCAAAGCCAACAGTATTATAGGCTAAAAAGTGATTGTTTTGAGCATTTACAGTAGTTACTCCTAACACTAACATGATTGCCAATGATAACTGTACGCTGCGCACCGTTGTATTCATCTGTACCGGCTCTTTACCTTTACTTGGTACATTGCGCTTCCTTGGTGCTTTCATGCCAATACCGTAGGCTTCTATGCCCTTCTCAATAAATTGTATTTCTAAAACATATCCAAAGCAGATAATAGTGCCAATAAAAAAGAACATGGCATAGAACTCTGCGCCAGTTGCCTGACCTTGGATAGAGAAGAATAATTCCAACAATGCTACTACGGTGGCTATTGCTGCAACCTTCGGAGGATATACTGATCTCTTACTGGATGGGTT